TGACCTTAATAAAGGTAAATCTACAGACACACCTGTTTTAAATGCGATTGGTCCTTACACAACTAATATACAAAACTCTTTCTTTAATGATAATTATGTTTATGTTGCCTCAACAGGTATACCCAACTACAACATAGGTCCTTTTCCTGGTTCAGCACTTCTACCTGGCAACCAACGTAAATTAAATCGTTTCCCACTAGTATCAACTACAATTTCCACAAAAAATGATATTGTATCTGGTCCTATCGGTACATGGGTAAACGGTGTTTCTATATGGTCTTATAAGTCAACAATCAAGAAAACATTTGGTGCTGTTACTGGTATTACTATTTCTAATGCAGGTTCAGGTTATGATGCTGCTTCTCCTCCAAATATCACAATTACTGGTGGAGGTGGAACAGGTGCCACATCTACTGTAACTGTTAATGGATCTGTTAGTGAAATTACTGTAACTGCAAGTGGATCTGGATATACTTCGTCTCCTCTTGTTTCTATTGCAGGTGGTGGCGGATCTGGTGCTGCAGCAACTGCTATTATCACAAAGGGTGTTGTATCTAGAGTTTTAATTAATGATGGTGGAACAGGATATACATCTCAACCCACTATTACTATTGTTGGTGGTGGAGGAACTGGTGCTACTGGAACTGCATCTGTTCGTGGTCCTATTCAATCTGTATCTGTTTCTTCTGGTGGTGCATCTTATACTTCAAATCCTACTGTCACACTAAGTTCTGGTAGTGGTGCTGTTGCTCAAGCAATTGTTCAGAATGGTCGTATCATTTCTATTGCTATTATCTCTGCAGGTTCAGGATATACAACTGCTCCTACGATTGATATTCAGGGAGAAGGTTTTGGTGCTGTTGCTCGTGCTACTATCGATGTTGATGGTGAAAATGCAGGAAGAGTTACTAGTATCACTATTGTTAACAGAGGTATTGGATATATTCAAGGTACGACATTAATTAATTTAAACTCTGTTGGTTCTAGTGCAACATTTACAGCAAATGTATTCCAATGGACTTATAACTTACAAGAAACATCTACTTTAGACTCTGCGAAGGGTGGAGTATTTACAGGGTATAATAACCAGTATGGTGGTGAATATGCACACATATCTAACCCACAAAGATTAAGGTATATTCTTGGTGATAATTTATTTGAAAATACTGCGGGAGCAATTAAAGAACAAGAAACTCAACTTGCACACTCACCTATTATAGGTTGGGCATTTGATGGTAACCCAATTTATGGTCCTTACGGTTATTCTGATCCTACTGATCAAAACTCTGCAGTTAATAAATTAAACACATCATATCGTCTTAAGTTAAATCTTGTATTAAATACTCAAACAAATCCAACTCCTGTAAGAACTGCTGGTCCTCTTCTTAGTGAAGAATCTGCAGGTAAATTTGTAGAAGATTATGAGTATGTTTTTGGTTTAGGTGATCTTGATCAATATAACGGACGTTTCTGTAAAACACCTGATTATCCTCAGGGTAGATATTGTTACTTTGTAACTATTGATTCTACTGAAGATGGTAATCCATTATTCCCATATATTATGGGTCCTAGTTTTAACTCTGTTGTAGATACTTGGAACTTAAGTGCTGATGCTGTTCAGCAAAATATTCCTACTGGTGTTGTTAGATATCGTGATCCTTATGAGAATGTTGATATTGACGTTGAGAGGGCACCAAATGCCTCTACAAACGCTCTAACACTGGAGAATGGTGATATACTACTATTTGATATAGAAGATGAAGATAGAAGTGGTATTATTGATGCAGATGAAACTGCTGATCCAGATCAGGTTTTTGAAGAATCTCCATTACAACTTTTTGATTACTTCCCTAAAGTAAAACTTGATTCTAAAGTTGATATTGAAGTTGAAACGATTACTAAATTTGAAGATGCATCAGTAACAGGATTTACGATTGAAAACTCAGGAACAAGTTATCAGGTTAATGATAGATTAATATTCGATAACACTGATACTGATGGTTCTGGTGTTTCTGCTCGTGTTTCTAGAATTAAAGGTGAATCAATATTAACTTACGGTTTTGAAAATACTAGTGGTGTAAATTATGGTCTTCTTAAAACTACTAATCCACATAATTTAATCGCAGGAGATACTGTATTTGTTGATTACACTCCTGTAATGGACAATACTAATAAGTCTTATGTCGTACGTCAATACAAAGGTATTGAAGAGATTCAAATTGATCAAACTGGATCTGGTTACAACACTGATATTCCCCCATCAATTATAATCGATGGAAATGGAACTGACGGTGAACTTCAAGCAGTTGTGACCTCTGTAGGTTCTATTGATACTGTTAATATCATAAATTCTGGATCTGGTTATACTTCTAATCCTAGGGTTATTTTATCACATCCTCAAGTATTCAAAAAGGCAGATTATTATGTTTCTGTAATTGAAAATGAAAATTATGTATCAGTAAATGATGTTTTTGTAAATGATAATAAGGAAGCGTATATTTGTGGTAAAACCCACGATACAGCTAACAATTTAGTTGCTTTTGTTGCAAAACTTTCTGCAACTGGTGTAAAAGAATGGGAAGCAACTTTAGAACTATCTGGTGGTTTAGATGATGCAGAATTCTTAAAAATATATGTTGATAATAAAAATATTTGGATTGCAGGTAGAAATTATCCTAATTCTTCTATTTTAAATGCATATAACCCAGATGTTATTCTAGTTAAGTATGTTGAAGCTGAGAATGGTCTTAGTGCAACACTTAATTTCCAGAAAGCATATGCTGGTATTTCTGGATCCACTCGTGCAGATGAAATTACTGCACTTACTAAGTATTCTGATACTAGATTTGTTATTGGTGGATATACAAATACTAACTCTGCTAATCCATATGATGCTTTCATTGCTTTGGTTGATACAACAGGAACTTTTGCTATTAAGAGAAAACTTACATCAGCAAGTAGTTCTGAAAAAATTACTGACATTGTAGTTAATGGAACTGATGTGTATTTCTCCATGGAAATAGCATCTAGCACTTCAGCAACTGCAGTTGACGTTGGTTTTGGTAAGGCAACTGTTGGAACTAGTGTAATTACAATTCCTTATATAAAACAAATTAGTAGCACAATTTATTCTTTCTTAAATACAAGTCTTGCAATGGACGAGTTTAATGAAGCGTATATTACTGCTACAACTAGACTTAAGTCTGACAATACAACTACAACTGGTTTCTGGGTAGGTAAATTCAATACAACTGGAGATATAATTTATAATAAGAGATATGCAGTTGCTGATGGATCAATTACTGCAGCAAGTAAGTGTGTTATTGATATATTTGGTGATCTTAACGTAGCAATTAGTAAAGTTGCAACAACTGATTCAGTGCGTACAGCAGAGTGTATTAAGATTGGATATGATGGTGTAATTAAGAATCATACTACACAACAATTTAACCTTAACAATATTGAAGGTATTACTGTCAATAGTCTTGCTGTTGATAATTCTGGTGATATCCATTTATATGGACAAACTTCTTGGAATAGAAATGAATTTATTTTCCCATTCACATCTGGATCTAATGCTGATACAACTGGTCATTATACTTTAACATCTACATCAACTAATAACTCTATCACTTATGCTGATAATGTTGCTAAGATTTATGGTTACAATCCTGCAGGATCTAATGCTACTTGGGTAAATTCACATCTTAAAATTACTTCTGCTCAGTTAGGAACTAAATTAAATGAGAATTGGACTATTGAATTTGGACTTTATAAAGAAGCAAGTTCTTCTCAAACATTATCTCAAACACAACATACATTAGTTTCTATTGGTGATGCTGAAGGCACCACAGGTGGTCTTTGGTTATACTATGATGTTTCTAGTGGAAAACTAGAATTAGTAGTTACAAATAATACTACTAAGATAAATGCTGCAGGATCTGCACTGCAGTCTACATTAACTACAATGTTTGCTGATAATACTTGGCAATATATTGGACTTAAGAAAGAAGGTAATCAATTTACAGCATATGTAAATGGTCTTCAAGCATTTACAGGAAGTGTTGCTAATACAGCATTAAACGGTAAAGATCTTCTCTTTGGTCAAATTACTGGTAGAGACACTACAGCAGGTTCATTCCGCAAGAATGAGCAAGGTCAATACTTTATTGATCATCTCAGACTTAGAAATAGAGCAATCACTCCTAGCGTACCTAGTGATGTTACTGCATTCCCGACTACAGGTGCATTTGCCTTTGCATACACTTGGACTGATTCTGCATGGTTCACTACTAATCTTGCAAAATATGATTATATTGATTATGAAGGTTGGGGTCTTAAGATTGACAAACCTGCTGATGCTGCAAGAATTGGAACTCAAACTGTTCAAACTAATACTCAAGTTGGATTCATCAGAACTAGTGTTACTCCAGTAACAGGTGTATCACTGACTGTTACTAGCACTGGTTTTGCTTTAGGTGATGCAGGATTCCAAAATTTAGACTTTGATGATTCTACAACTAGCATGAGTGCAGGAACTGAATCACTTACATATAAGCAAGATATTTGGAGTTCTAGAACCGCAACTGTTCCTTCACCAGGTTCTCGTAAACTTAAAGTTACTGCTATTATTAGAGACAGATATTATTTTAAAACAACTACTACATCTAAGATTGATAATATTCAAGCACTTACTATCAATCAGGCATTTAACTTCACTGTAGGAACTAAATTAAGATTAAACAATAATTCTGGAACATTTGTCAATAGCGGTTATATTATTTCTAAAGATACTGCTACCAATAAGATATATCTTTCTGTTAATAATAATTCTTGGTCTGATGATTTAAATACAGGTCAGTTAGTAACTGAACAATTTAGTGAGCAATCCACTTATGGTATTGTAGGTCCTATTCCTGCTGATGTTAATGAAATTCAAGGTTATAATTTTGCAAATGTAGTTAATACAACACCTGGCACATTCGATTTAAATCTAGATCATTTTGATTTAGATGGAACTCGTGCAGATATTCCTGCAACACTAAGCGGAGTGACTGCAGCAGGAACTGGTTATGCTAACACTGGTGATAATGTTGCAACAACAACGACTGGATCTGGAACAGGATTGACTGTTGACTTTGTTGCATCAGGTGGTAATGTTTCTTCTGTTTCAATTGATACTCCTGGTTCTGGTTACAAAATTGGAGATACAATTACTATTACTGGTGGTGGTGCTAATGCGACCTTTACTATTGCTACTTGCACAGGAAATCTTGATACTTTTGCAAAATTCAAACCTCATAGTGATATTGATTATTCAATTAGAATTGATAAGATATCTTCAAGTGGTTCAACATTCATTGTTGGATCTGTAGTTACAATTACTTCTTCTGATATTAGTTTTAACGCTGCATATTCTACAGCACAAATTACTAATCTAACAGCTGTTGAAGAGATTACTGTAATTGCAAACTTAACTAAAATTTTACAAGTTACTGCAGTTACAAATAGTGATCAAGTATATGTAATCACTGGAACAAATCATTACCTATCTGTAGGTGATATGCTTTATATTGATGGTAACCCTACTCAAACTATTGGTTCCACAACATATGATGAATATGATGGTGCATTTGCAGTTGATCAAATTGTAAGTGCTAGAGAATTTGTATATAAACTTCCTACTGCTGCATTAACTGCTCCTGCAACTACTCCTGCTAATGTTAGTGTATATGTTAAGTCTCCAGTTCTTAAAATGTATTATGGACATCAATATTTGTTTGATGTCAGTCATTCCTCAATGGCAGGTGGAAACTTATCATTCTCTAAAGATAACTTAAATAAATTAGAATATTCATTCAACTCTATTGAACGTGTTGGAATACCAGGTGTTACAGGTGCAGGAAATCCCAATCCTACTGTAAAATTTAAAATTGATACTGGTATTGTTACAAATATTTCTTATTACTTTGATCCTTCTAGAACTGGTGCTGATTCTCCAGTTGATAGTGGAAGTTATCTTGATGTTACTAACTCTCCCTATACAGGTACGTTCGTAGTTGAATCTATTCAAGGTGCTACAATTACTCGTGGTGCTGATATAATTAAATTCCCTCTTATTAATGAACCAGAGGCAGCTGCTGATATAAATCAAGCAAGTTATATGACCAGTTCTATTAAGGCAGTTGGTTCTATTGGTGCTATTCGTATTGTTAATCCTGGTGGTTTCTATACAAGATTACCTGTTGTTACTGGTATTCAATCTACTAGACAAATTGAAAGAGTTGCTATCAATACACCAGGCACAGAATATGCTGTTGGAACATATACTGGTGTTCCTATTGGTGGTGATGGAGAGGGTGGATTTGTAGAAATTATTGTTGCCGATGGAACAGATGACGCAGGAGTAACTATTCCTGGTCAAATCAATAAGGTTAATGTCACATCACCTGGTAAAAATTATACTACAGCAACAATTGATATTGAATCAATTAGTGGTATTCTTGGATCTGGTTTAACTGGTTCTGGTGCAGAATTAGTAGTTGTTATTCCTGCGACTGGAACTGGTGCGTCTATATTTACTCAAGGTGATAAAGTTGGTAAGATTAAGAAACTTAAGAATAATAACTTTGGTTATGATTATCCTCATGATTATACACTACGCCCTGAAATTACATTCCCAATAAATGCTCAGTTAACTTCTACCAGTATTCTAGACAGTATCACAGTTACCGATCCAGGTTCTGGATATTCACAGGCACCTGCAGTTGTTATTACTGGTGGTGGAGGAACTGGTGCTGTTGCTGAAGCAACAATTAAGAATGGACGTTTAGATCAAATAATCGTAAAAGATCCAGGTGCAGGTTATTCTTCTACTCCTACAGTTGCTCTTAGATCTTCTTTTAACTATGTTGTAAACCTTGACTTAGGTCTTCTACAATTTGCATTCCCTCATGGTATTGCTAACGGTTCTCAGGTTACATTAAATGTTGTTGATACTGGAGATGGAGCAGAGTATCCACTTGCTGCAGGTGCTACTGGTCGTTTAAGTGGAACTACAACTTATTTTGCTATTACAGGTTCTGCAAACTCTCTTGAAACTGATCAGTTAAAACTCGCTATCACTGCTGCAAATGCTACTTTAGGAGATGCTATTTCTTATGTTAACGCAGGATCAGGTCGTCAACAATTACTTACTGAATCTTTTGGTGGTGGTGCTACAGCAAACGTTATCACATCTACCTTCTTAGAGGGTGAACTTGTTTATCAAGGTGATACTTTAGAAACAGCAACTGCACAAGGTTATGTTTCTACAAATAATGGTTGGCAGATAGGACCTAGAGTTCTTAAAATTGTAGATTATACTGGTGACTTTATATCAGGACAGAGAGTAACTGGTGTTATTTCTAAATCTTCTGGTACGATCAGTGATTTGAATATTGCTAAAGGTGTTCTTGAGATAGGTTCTCTTACTAAAACTACAGGTCAATTTATTGATGATGTTGGAAAACCTTCTGAAATTATCGAGAAGATTCAAGACTCTTACTATTATCAAGATTTCTCCTATGCTATTAAGTCTGCTGTTTCTATTGGTGAATGGAAAGATATTCTTATTAAAAACGTACACCCTGCATCATTCAAAGTATTTGGTGAATTAAATCTTTCTGATTATGGATTCGTTCCTAATAAAGAAACTGATTTCCAACTTACTAAATCTGTTGAACTTGCTAGAGATGCAATAGTTCCTAATATTCAAAGTTTTGCTCTAGTAGAACCAGTTTACTCAGAATTTAATAATACAGAAATTCTTTTCCGTCAGAAAAGACTTACTTCTTCAGAAAACATATTAACTTCTGTTGTTCAACGTATTGACGATATTTCTACTCTATTTGATGGAGAGAGAATCGCATTCCCATTAACAGTTAATGGAAGCACTTTAGTTGCTAATGCTAATCAGTTAATGATTGTTTTAAATGGTGTTGTTCAGAATCCTGGATCATCTTTCAATCTTCAAGGTGATTCAATAGTCTTCAATGAACCTCCTCAACCTCCTGCTAGTATTAAGTATGTTAATGTTACTATTCAACAAATTAGCACTGTTAAGGTTTCATTCGATAATATTAGTGGTATTTTCCCTACTGCAGGTATGGAAATGGTTGGAACAGCATCAGCAAATCGTCTGACTGTTACTAGTGTTGTAGGAAATGATGTATTTGGTTTCTTCACTACAGGAACTACATTTACTCCTAGTGAACTTGCAACAGTTGGTGCAACAGGGTTTGCCTCTACTGTTGCTGCATCTAATGGTGTAACAGCGGTAAGTAACATCGGTCTATTTACTTTCGGTGAGACAGTTACTGATTTCCAAGGTGATGTTGCTAAAGTTGAATCAATTAACTTACAGAAAGGTCAGGAAACACCGTTAGCACAATTACGTTATACAATAGGACCTTCTACTACTTCCTTTGAAGCAGTTGCATATAAAACTGATAATACTGTTGCAGATGCAGTTGTTCCTGCAGGAACATTTACTACTGGTCAAAACTATCAGTTTGGTTCTGAAATTTTCTTACTTAACACTATTACTCAAGGTTCTGAATCTACAACTCTTGGTGTAACTAGAGCACAATCTGGAACTACTGCTGTATCTCAACAAGAAGATATTCCTTTATATGGAACTCAGATTTCTGTTAATAATTCACTGACTTTAAGTAAGACAACTGGAACATATCAGTCTAAACCTGGTTTATATGATATTCAATTAAATGAAGTTATTATTGGTGCACAGTCTGGTGTTGTTGCTCGTATTACAGCAACTTCAACATATCAAGATCCTGTAACTCAAGAGTTTATTAGTCAGGTTAATATATCTGAAGGATCTTCTTTCTTTGGTCTTTTATTCAACAGAATTACATCTCAGACTTATCCTAACGTTGTTCTTGATGACATAGCAGCATCTCAAATAAGAATTGTTGACTTTACAGATAATCTTACTGATTACAATACTAAATTCCCTGCTAATGAGGAAATTAATAATTATGTTATTCCATATGATACTGCTTCAGGAGATTTATCAAATGAAACTATCCGTAACTACAAATTAGAGTATGGTAACAATGATGGTGAGTTTGCTGCAGGTGAAGGTGCTGTAGTTCGTAGACTTACTTATAGGGATACAGTTGGAACTGGTCTATTTGTTCCTGGTCAAATTATTAGAACTCGTGATACAAAGGCAGAAGTTATTGGTGCAAACCAAGCAAGAAAAACTGTATACGTTGGTAAGATTGGTAGATCTCTTAGAAATGGTGGAGATTATCATACATTCACATTTACTAATGCATATCTCAATGCAACTAATCAGAAATTTGGTGATGCTTGTTTAGGTCTTTCACCTGGTAATGAAGCACATACTTTTGTGAGTGGAGTTACAGATGGCATCACTGCAGGAGGAGGTGCAACTGGTTCGTTCACTGCTGCTACAGGAACTACCTATGATGGATTGACAGGTAATTTAGTAATTGAAATTGGAAATCACTCTCTAACAACAAGTAACACAGTCTTAATTGCTGATAATAGTATTGGATTTACCTGTGCACAAGATGGTAATACTTCTACTAAAACGTACCCTCGTTCCACAGACCCTGCGTCTGGTTCTAACCGAAGTATCACTGCAGTTACATCAACTACAATAACAGTTAACGTAGGTATAGTTCCTCTTGATGAAAGTTTTGCAGTCGCGGCCTCTGATGAATTTGGATTTGGAACTGCTGCATTTACAGTTGAGTGTTGGATTAGACCTATTACAGTTTCTGCAGGAACAAGATCTATATTTGATTTCAGAACTACTGCTACTGAACTTTCTCCTTACTTATATCTTGATGCTGCAAATCTTGAGTTTTATGTTAATGGTGCTATAGTAATTCAAGGAACAGCAACTATAGTTGCAAATCAATGGACACACGTTGCTATTAGCAAATCAGGATCTGTTACTAAGATGTTTGTTAATGGTGTTCAAGATGGTAGTTCTTATAGTGATAGTAATAACTATGGAACAAATAAACCAATTAGAATTGGTGATGATACTGCAGGTAATAATCACTTTATCGGATATATTGATGAGTTTAGAGTTTCTACAACTGCTCGTTATACTGCAGCATTTACTGCACCTACAGGTATTTTCCAAGGTGATTCAAATACAAAACTACTCATCCACTTTGATGGTGTTGAAGGACAACAGCATACAGATGATTGGTCTGGTGGTGAATCATTTACTAAGGATGAATACTTCAATAATGATGCAATTCTAGAAACTTCTAGAAAGACTGGTGCTCCTGCAGGATTTGCGGGCAAATCTCACAGATACTATAACGCTGCAGATAATATTGAAGGTAACATTGATTTCATTAAGAAAGAAGTTGTATATCAAATGAGACAGAGATATCCAGAACTTGTTATTCTAGGAACTCGTTTCACTCCAACTGGCGCAACATATGATGCTGTAACTGGTCTATTGTCAATGACAGTGACTGGAAACACATTTACTAATGGTGGACAATTTACACCTCAGTCTGCTGCATATAATCCTTCAACAGGTATATTGACTATTACTAAGATTGGTCACGGTGTGACAAATGGTAAGAGAATTAATATTAAAGTTGGTGGTATTACATTTACATGCGCTGAAGATAGTAATGCTACAAATCATCCATATCCTCGTTCTACTGACCCTGTTGCAGGTCAATGGTTGACAGTTTCTAATGCGACTGCAAATACATTTACAATTGATGTTGGAACTTCATCAAATACAACATCTCATACTTTCGTAAGTGCTTTAACTAATGCAATTACTGTTGAGAAAGATAGAATTAAGATTAAGGATAATGCACTAACATTTACTTGTGCAATGGATAGTAATACTGCCAATAAGACATATCCTCGTTCAACAGATCCTGCATCTAAAGATGTTGCTCTTCCAATAGTATCTTCTAGCACTACTAATTTAACAGTTAATGTCGGACCTTCTCCTTTAGTTAATTTCCAACCAACTAACGCAACGTACGATCCTGCAACTGGTGCATTTGTAATGACCATTGCTAATCATACAATTAATGTTGGAACACAAATTAGATTAACTGCAAATTCATTCACATTTACTTGCACACAAGATAGCAACAGTGCACAGAAGACTTATCCTCGTGCAACTGCTGGCGATGGATCTCCTGATCCTGCGTATAATACTGCTCTAGATGTAACTGCAGTCGGAACAACTACACAAGATATTAGTAGTGCTGCATATATTCCTACAACAGGTATTTTAACAGTCAATACAAGTGGTAACCATGGATTATCTACTGGCAATAGAATTCAAATTGCTGATAATTCATTAACATTTACATGTGCTTACGATAGTAATGCTACAAACCACACATATCCAAGACAGACTGATCCTATCAGAGGTGAGTGGGTTGCAGTAACCGTTGTTGATGCTGATACATTTACTATTGATATTGGAACATCTAGTGATACTTCTACACATGCATTTGTTTCTGCAACTTCAGGTGCACTAATTAAACAAAGTGGAACTGTAACTATTAACGTTGGTGTTTCTGCTCAAGCAGATCAATACGCTCATACTTTTGTATCTGCTGCAGCAAACGCAGTTGTTACTGGTGGTAACTACTTACATACATTTGTATCTGCAGTCACAGGAGGAGTTATTGCTGATGAAGGTATTAACTGTGAAGATGATATTCGTGATACATTGAATGCAATCATTCAAGATCTTCGTAATGGATCTAATAATCATATTTGGGATGCTGCATCATACTATGTTGATAGAACTGTAAATCCAGTTGCTATTGCACAGATTGAACCTGCTGTTAAAGAAACATTATTTGCTTATGAAAAAGTTGATGATATGCTTCAGTATGTCATTACTAATGCTCTTTGGCCAATTCAAGGTGATCATGGTCTAACTCAATTTACTGATACTTCAATTACTGATTCTTCTTACACTACATTAAATCAGTTTACACCTACTAATGCAACTTACAATTCTGCTACTGGTGAAATGGTATTGACCATTGGAACTCATTCAATGACCACATCATCAATAGTTAATATTGCAATCGGTGGTATCACATTTACTTGTGACAAAGATGGTAATGATCGTCCTACTGCATATCCAAGAAAAACTGATCCTGCTGCAAAGGCAGTTCTAGCTGTCACTGCTGTTGTTGCAAACACATCAATTACAGTTAATGTTGGTAAATCAGGAGCACAAGATCAATATACTCATACATTTGTATCCGCAGTAACTAATTCTGTCACTGAATTAAATTACACCACTGGTGACTGTGCTGATGTATATTCCACTGTTGGTAACTTAATTAATATTATTACAGATACAATTACAAACGCTTCTGCTGCAACACCTGTTGATCATTTAGCAAGCGTTACTAAAGTTGAACCTCAGTATGAGTTTGTTGGTGGAACAGTAGATGCTTATATTGAGACAAGTCTATCAGTTGATTATCATGATGCAGGAACTGATGTTTCTTACACTAATCAAATTGGTCCTGATACTCAGTATCGCTTTAGAGATGCTGCAAACTTAATTAGACTTAATCGCACACCGATTGTTGATAAAGCAGCGTATGATATGCTACAGCGTTATCCTGAACTAGCACAGGATATGCCTAGAAACCAAAGTGGTGCAAGCACTGATGGAACTATTCGTTGTAAAACTGATTTAGGTCTATTTTTAGATGCTATAGCAAACGATATTCAAGAAGGTGGTAATATTGATACTATATCAGGTGTTGGATTCTATATTAATAGCAATGGTGGGTTACGTTATATTCGTCTTCAAGTATTCCAATCAGTTTATGCTCATGAAAGACTTGCATATTATGCAAAACAAGCAATTTTAGGAACCTTAGATGACACTAATACTAATAGTATTGTTGTTGGTAACTGGGGTGTTACTGGTGCAGGAGTTTCAAATTACTTTGATACTGTTACTGCTGCTGTTGATACTCTTATTACAACAATTAATGATGTTATTGCTCCAACAGGTGCAGATTTTGCAACAGGTGCAGATAGAGCATATTTCAACAAGAAATTCATTAAAGAAGAAGTTAATGGTTTAGTTCTACAATATCTTGGATACGTTCTAAACGGTGTTAATTATAATGCAGGTTCTTACAATGATGAGTTAGATGTTGAAGATCTAATAGTTGCTCTTATTTCTGATTTACAAGCTGGTGGAACAGATAGTGCAATTCAAGAGGCAAGCACTTACTTAACTGCTGTTCTCAATATTCAAACTATTGATAATGTTCTCCCTGCAGCATTATATGCTATTGAACAAGTAGGTATTCTCGGTGAGTATGCGATTGAAAATGGATTGTATACTAATGGTGATTCTGCAGGTTCTACTCAATATGCAGCACAGTATACTGATGAAACAGCATATCGAGATTCTGTTTCAACTACCGCTATTAATGATGTTGTGTATGCATGGAGAGATTTAATTGAAGTTGTTAAAGAGATATTCTCACCTGGTGGAAAAGAAGCAAGATCTGCTGCTAAACAAATTGAATTTAATGAAAATTACTATACTAATGAATTACAATCTCTAGTTAATGCACAATTTGGATCTGGTGCATGGACTGATGCACAAGAAGATTTCGTAGAAGGTGTTGTTTCTGATATTGTTCATGATATTATTACAACTAATACTTACGATAAATCTACAGCATATACTATTACACTGAGTGCAAGTTCAGGTACGTTTGCTGTTGGTGAAATTGTAACTTCTAGTGGTGGTGGAGAAGCAACTGTTCTTGAGTGGGATGCAGATGCTAAGATTCTTTATGTTGGTGCATTTGGAAGCACTGCATGGGTAGCTACCAATACTCTAACTGCACCTAGTGGTGCGACAGGAACCATTGCATCTAGTGGTGTAAGTTCTTCTTATAACTGGTATAATAATCCAACTAATGTTAAGATTCTTTCGAGAGCAAGAACTCTTACATCTAATATTGAAGGTCTTGTTTCTACTACAAACCTTTTCCCTGATCCAGAAAATCTTAATGCTACAGGTTGGACTGCATCAGAAACAACTACTACATTAAATGTCGCAGCTGCTCCTGATGAATCTACAACAGCAGATAAATTAATTCCTTCTACTAATAACACTGAGCATGAAAAATATAAAAACTTTACCCTAAGTTCTTTTGAAACTTTTGATAGTGATACTGTAAAATTTGACTCTGGAACTGAAACATTTGATACTGGTTCTGCAGGTGATGCAGCTACTCAGACATACACATATTCAATCTTTGTTAAGGCAGGTGGGTATGATAAGACTCGTATATACCTAGCACTTGATGATGGTCTTGCTACACGTCAAAGAGCATTCTTTGATCTTGATTTATCAAATGGAACTAAAGGTTCTATCTTTACACCCGATGTTTCTATAAATGTAGATGCCTTTGGAGTTATTCCTCATGGTAACGGATGGTATCGTGCTTATATTACAACAACATTTGGATTTGGATTCTCTGAATTCCGCACAAAAGTATATGTTAGAAGTTCATCAGGTGCTTTAGTTCATGCAGGTAATGGGACTGATGGAATATTAGTTTGGGGTCATAAACTTAATAAGGGTGCACTTGATCCTTATACTGCAGCATCTGGTCAATTATTCTATTCAAATACTGATTATAACATCAAGACATTTGCATTAAACAATCTTGAAGATTTCATGGGTAAGGCACTTGACAATACTTTAACATCTCCTTCAACTCTTGCATCTTTCTATAAGTTCTATGATTCTACTCTTGCATCAGATTATAACAAATCTACAATTCAAAGATTTATTCGTTATCATTTAAATATTATTAGAAATCAATTAGCACAATCAACTTACTATACAACCGTTACTTCCAGTAATGCTATAACTGTTCCTGCAATTAAATATGGTAATCCAGAAGTTCCAATTGGAATTAGTGGTGGTGTTTCTGCTGCTGACTATTTCTATGGTTTACTCAGTGATGCATCTGCTGAAGTTGAAACACTTACAGAAAATACTGGACAAGTAGTTCAAGTTTATCAGAGATTTAGAATTGATGGCAGTATAACTGATGGTCCTTACACAATGGGTGAAACTGTTGCTAAACAGGGAGCAGGTGGTGTTACGGGTGTTGTATACGGTTTCTACGAAGATACAAACTATAAGTATCTTGATGTTCGGGTAACCGCAGGAACTTGGGCAATCACTGATAACGTTGTTGGTGCATCTAACTCTACTACTGCTCAGATTAGTGCTATTGAGAGTCGTGTTCATATCATTGATCTTCAAGGAGAATTTGTAAATAATATCCCATTCAAAGGATATACAAGTGGTAACACTGCTCAACCAACAGCATTCTATCAAAATAAAGCAGCGGTCACAGATAACACTGGCGGTACGTTGACAGTTGATACTGCAAGTCTAAATGGAACATTTGAAACAACTGCAGTTGTATATCCTCAAACTTCTAGGAAGTTTATTGATGTTAAGAAGCATGCAGGTTTAGATATTAAAGTTGGTGATTTGATTGCTTCTACGGGTAATACTCGCTTTGGTATTTCTGTTATCAGTGGTTTGAATGTATTTACTGAGGGTAATAGACTTTATAAGGTTGTTGGTGGTGTTCAACAGACTTCTGTTTACGCAATTATTGCTGAAGTAGATATCTCTAATAACTTCTTATATGTAATTCCTGTTCAGGGAACTATTACTAATGGTGATATTGTTGGTGATTATGGAACAGGAACTGCATTCCCTGTTGGATATGCAACAGTCACCACATCTGTTGTAACTGCAGGTGCAGGAGCAGCAAGAGTTCAAGATATTGAAGATGTCGTTTTGAATAAGAGATTATATCTCTCTGGAGTTGTTGGTTCGTTTACTGACAATGATGGTATTAAAGGTCCTGATAGTTATGCTGCAGCGATTCTCAATGTTGAAGATGTTAAGGCTCGTGTTAAACGTTCATTTAGAGGATTTGATGGAGTTCAAACACAATTTAAACTCACACAGAATAATGGAACTCAATATCTACCTGATCCTGCAGGACACATGCTCATCTTTATCAATGGTATTCTACAACCACCTGGTGCAACTAATGCATACACAGCGTTCTCTGATACCATTCAGTTTACTGAAGCACCTGACTTGGGAGCATCCTTTACAGGATTCTACGTTGGTAAACTAAGACAACTTGATGATATTAGTTTCGAGTTTGATTCATTGAGTCAATCATTTAACTTGAAACGTAATGATGTATTCTACTCATTGACTCTAACTGAAGGTGTACAGTCAAGCACAATCAGACCTGAAAATAATATTATTGTTTCATTGAATGGTGTTATTCAGGAACCTGGTATTGGTTTTGAGATTGTTGGTTCTAGAATAATCTTTACTGAAGTTCCTAGATTTGGATCAACATTCGTTGCCTTCTCTTATGTTGGTTCTGAGGCGGACGTTGATGCTGCTGAAGTTGTTCCTCCAGTTGAACCTGGTGACTTTATTGATATTCAAGGTGAGACTTCAGACAGAGAAGTTGCGGTTATTGAATCGTCTAACTCTCTAATTACATTTGATTATCTTGGATCTGTATTTGGACAGAACGCTGTCGGAACTGCAGCTCTAACATCTGGATTTATTAATAATGTTCAGGTAACTGGTGGTGGTTCAGGATACACTTCCCGACCTACAGTTCGTGTTGACTCTATCTCTGGTTTTGATGGAAATATTCGTGCACTAGTTGGTGTTGCGGGTGTTGAACTAAGCGCAACTGGATCTGGATATCAAAATCCAACTGTTACAGTTGAGAGTAGTGTTCCTGATGATTGGACTGCACCTGATTTATCTCTGTATGGTGAAGAAGTAATTGATCCAGAGATCCTATAAATAACTAAAAAACGTATCGATTAATGGCTAAACAAGCACTAGGTCTAGGTTCATCAGCAAATGATAACTCAGGTGATACCCTGAGAGCTGGTGGCGATAAGATCAATGATAACTTTAACGAAATATACGGTGCCATCGGTAATGGAACTACGCTAACTGTTAGTGTTTCAAACCCTGCTGTTGGTCACGTTCTTAGATATAATGGAAGTACGTTTTTACCTTCCGATTATACTCAACTCACATCTTCATTAGATGTAAATGGCAACAATATTGTATCTTCGACTAATGGTAATATAGCAATTACCCCTAACGGAACTGGAAACGTAAGTATTACTAATGGAAGTGTTACTAATACTTTCAACGGAACTACAGGAATAATTGATTTACCTACAAAAGTTTATTATAAAAACGAATATACATCTTTGTCTGCTGCTCCTGCTGCAGCGACATATACTGGTTACTTTTTCACTATAGATGGTGATGATAACCCTTATGTAAATATTAATATAACAGCAGGTGGAGCGGGCGATGTAAGAGCAAAAGTTCTAACAGAATATTCTAGTGTTGGATTATTATCTGATGTTGATATTACAACTGCAGCACCTACTGATGGTCAAGTATTGAAGTGGGTTGCTGCTAGTAGTAAATTTGCTCCTGCAGATGATATTCAGGGAACTTCAGGATCTACTCAAAACTTGTTTGCTACCTTTACTGGTGACAGTGGTAGCACTACAGCAAACACTACCACAGATACATTAACCATAGCTGGTGGAAGTAATATCACCACTGCGGTTGCAGGTGATACGGTTACCGTTAACTTCAGTGGAACGTTGGTAACAACTTTAGGATCTTTAAGTAACGCAGATACATCTGGTCTTACTCAAGGTGATTCATTATTCTACAATGGATCTAATTGGGTTGTTACTAGATCACCTCTCACATGGTGGGAACTTGGTGCTACTGGTAACGCACAAAACTTTACATTCAATGGTCCTGGTTTCTCTGCAGCAACAAATGATCCTACAATCTATGTTATGAGAGGAGCAACATATGCTTTTGATAACTCTACAAATGGTGGTGCTCATCCATTTAGAATTCAGAGTTCTCAAGGATTAAGTGGAACTCCATATACTACTGGTCAAAGTGGTAGTGGAACTGCAGTTCTTTACTGGACTGTTCCGATGGATGCACCTACTACACTTTATTATCAATGCACAATCCATTCACAAATGAATGGAACTATCACTATTGTGGGTTAATAGATGGCAAGAACTGTTCCTGGAACTGGTGCTGTAATTGAACCGATATTTGATGAAATATTTGGTGTTCGTGCGGTCAGAGTAATAAATGGAGGATCTGGATACGTCCCGACTGATCCCCCACGTCTTACTGTAACTGGTTGTGGAACTCCTGATACAGAAGCATTATTATATCCAATTATTGATTCTGATTCTGGAAGAATTATTCATGTAAGAGTTCTAAACAGAGGTAAGGGATACGATCCTTTAAGATTGCAAATTATTCCTGAACAGGAAACTCCAAACGTTGTTACATCATTTGATATTAATAGAGTATGGCAGTCTCATCCTAATTCTTCTACCGTAGGTACGTTTACTTCTGATAGACTTAGACTAGTTACCGATAATCATCCTAAACCATCTCAAATTTTTCTAACTGAAAGACAACCAGGTGGTTCTACAGATGTTGTAGATAGGAGTTTTGATCATACGATAATTTATCGTGGTGGTAAAGATGTTCCATATTCAGGAACAAGAGAATTTCAAAAGAATAAAGCACTTGGTGTCATGGCAAATGGTGCTTTACTTCATACTCCAGAATGGGGAACAGCAGGAGGAACACCTACAAATTTCTCTGTAGATACTGTAAAATATGATTACATAAAAAATACAACAACTTATGATGCTGTAAATGATAGTGGTGTTTATTATTATCAAACGAAGAATATCATAAATGAATTTAATCTTTCCAATGGTGTATTTGATTGGGGAAATATTCAACTTTATACTTGGAATATTAAAGTAGAAACAGGAAATATAGTTGTTGATGTAACAGCAGTAGATGAGACTCTTGGTGCTATTGAAGTTGGTAGAATTGTTGATGAAGTTTCTGGAACTGCTAGAGGTGAAATCGCTAAAGTTGTTACAACTTCTGGCACTGTTACTAGAGTATACATTAGATTATTAACAGGAGATCCTTTCCAAGCAAATGATGTTGTATTAGGTTCTAACGGATTCCAGTTTAAAATTAGTGGAGATCCTATAACAATCAATCCATATTATATTGATTTTGGAACTGATGCAGCAAAATTTGGTCCTTTCACAGCAGGACAATATTATTTCGCCCCTGAAAATATTCAAGTTAGAGCAAATTATTTAATTAAATTTAACCAATCCGATGCATCTAATCAAGCAGGTTCTAATGGTCATCCTATAAGATTCAGCACGACTCCTGATGGTCCTTTAAATCAAAGTCCTGGCGCTTTGTATTATAATAGCACTGGTGTATCTCAAGCACCTTCAGCAGATTATGAATCAATATTTGCTCCATTGTTCTTAATGAACAGTGATGAGACAGCTAACATTTATTTCCATTGTGCCTACCATACACATATGGCAGGTTATACAGGTGATGAAGGATATATTTCATTAAATACTACATCAGAAACATATACACCTACTAACAATTATTACGTTGCAGATTTTTATCAATCTGATAGTAATGATCCAAATACAATTGATCGTTCAAGATATACTGATGGACATTCACAAATTCTTGGTGTTTCTTTTGATGGTTATCCTATTTACGGACCTTGGGGATATAATTCTAGTGGTGCTGTAGCAAGAGAGACATCATCATATAGACTTAGAACAACTGCTGAATTAGCAGGTGCTCGTCCCCAGGTAAATACAGTATCTACTGTTACATATACAGTTACAATTTCTAATGGACAGTTCCTATTCGGGGGTTCTCGTCCATCTTTCTTAGAATTAGATCGCGGTAAAACGTACGTTTTCAATCAAAATGACGCATCTAATGACAGTCAACACTTACTAATCTCTACTACAAGCGATGGATGGCATGGGCAAAATCCTGTTATCATTGGGAATACTGCAAATTTGTATTCTGGCAATGGAATTAAATATTATATTGACGGTTCCGAAGTAACCTATCAATCATATCTTTCTGGATTCAATTTAGCATCATCTCGTGAAATAAGATTCACGGTTCCAGTAAACGCACCTAGTGCGTTATATTTGTTTGCGTATACAACTGCAGGTCATGGTATTAGAACTGTTCAAGAAGGATATGTTTTAGGAGATTTAGTTGAAGATTATATTTACGATTCTACTGTAGGAACTCTTGATGAATTTAACGGTAAGTTTGCTGTAACACCAGAGTATCCTAACGGAACTTATGCATACTTTATGACTGAAGATAGCAGTGGTAATCCTGTATATCCATATGCCATTGGTCCTAAAATGTATGGTACACCATTGTTTGAAGGAGCAACAGCACCTGCACAACCAACTGTATTTCCAACAGAGGCAGAAGGTGATGTAGTTCTTGCATCCGATGGTAGTGTTTCATATATTAAGATGACGAAGAAGGGAGATAATTTCTTCGGACCTGCAAAAGCAAAAATTCTTGGTGGTCAAGGAACTGGTGCATTAGGAACTCCTACTGTGCAGACTGTCACTGGTTTAGCGTTACTAGGTGGTGGTAGAAGTTATGCTACTCCTCCAACACTTATTTTTGAAGGTGGTGGTGGACAAGGTGCACAAGGTGCTGCTGAAATTGATACTCTAGGTAAAGTTACATCTATTGCAGTTACAAACTCTGGTGAATTCTATCAAGAACCTCCTTATATTTTAATTACAGGTGGTGGAGGTATTGGTGCCAAGGCAGAAGCAACGATTGCTCAAGGTGTTATAACAGCAATCAATATTACAGATCCTGGTAGTGGATATACATCAGTCCCTAATATTATATTTACAAAATTAGTAACACTTAAGAGAAAGTCTAGAGCACGTCAAGCATTTAATTCATCAAATCTTTATTTAACTGGTCTTGTTAAGAATGTTACTGCATCAGATTCTGAAATATATGTAAGTTCTACAGATGCTTTTCCTGGTTCTGGTCAAATTCTTCTTAATTATGAAACTATCACATATACTTCAAAAGCTGCAGGTAAGTTTGGTGGTTTAACAAGAGGTGTAAATTTCAATTATGATCAGCGTGTTATTCTTGACGCTGGCCAGAATGATTCAAGTGGTGTTTCAACCTATGCATTTAATGTTGGTGACAGAGTTATTCGTAAGGTTGAGAATGCAAATAACAAAGTTGCAAAAGTATATGATTGGAATCCTATAAGTAGAGAACTTCTAGTTACATTTGAAGTTGATGAATTAGCATTCATTGACGGTGGTATTCCTTCTACTGAAGATGCAATCGTACAGTTTGATGGTGGTGTTGCTTCTAGTGCACCATCTGGATTCCTACCTCATACTGTTCTTACAACTACTGGATCTTCTATCTTTTTACTAACAGAACCTGTTTCTACTTTGGCAGATAGATCTTTTCAGGATATTTTGCCAACAGCAGCAGGTGATGGTATTGCTGACCTAGATAACACAGGAACTGATTACGCAAATCAAATTAGTCTTGATGGTGGTATCTATAATTCTTTATATGGTATTGAAGAAACTCAAGGTGGAACTAATACTACATTATTCCAAGTTGGTGATAATGTAAAAGATGGTAGCATACCGTTCAAGTATGCAACAATTCTTACAGCTGGTGCTTTGAGTGATGGTGTTGAACATACTGCACTTTTAAGTATTACAGTCGATGCTACTAATGGTAATGGTCAAAACTATAGTGTTAATGAAGTTGTTACAGGTGCAACTTCTGGTGTGATAGGAACTGTTGTTTCTTGGGATCCTAATACGTCAACTCTTGTTGTTGGTAGTATTGTTCCATTTAACACTGGAAACATTGCAGTTGGTATTGCAGGATATCTTTATGAGTTTTCTCATGATAGCACTGTAGTTGATGTTCTTGTGCAAAATCCTGGCACCAACTATACTGCTGCACCAACAGTAGCATTTGAAAATACTGGTGATATACAAGCAACTGGAACCGCAGTTCTTACTGCTGCAGGAGATCAAGTTGCATCTATTACTATCAATAATGGTGGATATGGTATTCCACAAACTGTAGATGGCACTTATGCCTTACATCCAACCATAACATTTACGAATGCTACTGGTGATACTACAGGTGCGAACGCATCAGCGCAAGCAATCTTGGGAGGTGAGGACCTCGTAGGGAACGGTGGAGCAAGATATAGGATCAAAAGTATTGATCATCAAGCAACTGTTCGCTCGTAACCCCATAAATAAAAGGAGGACAATAGTATCCGCAAATGGCAGCCCTATTAACAGATCAATTTAGAATATTTTCTGCAAAGAAATTTATAAAAGCACTGGAAGGTCCTGACGCAACTCAGAGTGACGATGCAGCGGGAACTTCCCGTGACCGTTTATATCTTTTCATTGGTAGACCCCAAACTTGGGATAATGAGAACTCGCCCCCACAGGCAGTAGACTCATTCTCAGAGTTTTCTGGATCGTACGATGATATGATATCGATGAAGAGAGTCCTCGCTTCTGATACGATTCAGGTCGTTCGTAGAATTGACTGGGTTTCCCCAGAACAAACTACTGGTGGATTAGGATTTACTTATGACATGTATCGTCATGATTATTCTCCTACTAAGACTGCTGCTTCAGGTGCTACAAAACTATATGACTCAGACTTTTATGTTGTGAATTCACAATATCAATGTTATAAGGTCATCTATAACGGAACTTCACCCTCAGACCCAAATGGAAAACCTTCTACAGTGGAACCTACAGGTACTTCTACTTCAATTATCACTACTGGTGATGGTTATCGTTGGAAATACATGTATACCATCCCCGTAGCATCGGTTCTTAAATTCTTCTCAAATGATTACATGCCTGTCTTCACCAACACATCGGTAAAGACAAATGCAGTTGCAGGTGAAATTGATACAGTTGTTATTAATTCTGCTGGCTCTGGTTATAACAACGGAACCTATGATAACGTTGCTATTAACGGTGATGGAACAGGTGGTCGTGTATCTATCGTTGTAGATGGTGGTAAAATTATTTCTGCTACTGTTACATCAGGTGGAACAGGATATACATTTGGTAAAGTGAGTGTTGATAATATTACTGGTATTGGTACAGGAACTGGTGGACAAGTTGATGTTATCATTCCCCCTCCAGGCGGTCATGGTTCAGACGCAGTTGTTGAACTGGGTGCTTTCCGTGTTATGATCAACGCTAAACTTTCATACGATGAAGGTGCAGGTGACTTCCCAATCGATAACGACTATCGTCGTATCGGTCTTGTTACTAATCCTCTAAAGTATGGAACCTCTGAATTAATTTCTGATTTGACGATATCTGCTACAAAAGCAGCAATCTTCTCTCCTACATTCCAAGGTAACTACGTTCCTGATGAAATTATTACTCAAACACGAGTTGTTGGTGGAACCAACGTTACTGCTCGTGGTCGTGTCATTTCTTGGAATGCTACAACTAAAGTTTTGAAATATTATCAGAACTCAGTTGATGGTATCTTCCCAGAAGTTACAGGAACTCAAAATGAATTTGATGGATCTAACGTCATCAATGGTGCAACTTCTGGTGCAGCTGGTCAACCAGATGTTAATTTCCCTGCTGTCCCCAATTCTTCTTCTAGAACAATCAACAACACTGAGTATGATTTGGGTATGAAGTTTAATAATGGTTATTCTAAACCAGAATTAGCGTCAAATAGCGGTCAGGTTGTTTATATAGATAATAGACGAGCAATCAGTCGTGCTAACGACCAAGTAGAAGACATCAAAATCGTAATCGAATTCTAATGGCACAAAATACCAATCTAAACGTCACACCTTATTACGACGACTTCGATACGAGTAAAAACTTCTATCGAGTATTGTTTCGTCCTGGATTCCCTATTCAAGCAAGGGAACTTACCACGATGCAAAGCATCATGCAGAATCAGGTGGAGAATGTTGGTGCCCACTTGTTTAAAGATGGTTCAATGGTTATACCAGGTCAAATTGGTTATGACCTGAATGTCGATTGTATTATGCTCCAAGAATCTTTCTTAGGTGCTGATGTTGAACTTTATAGATCTCAATTAACTGATAAAATTATTACTGGTCTTACTACAGGTGTTAAGGCAAAAGTTCTTTATAGTATTTCTTCGACTGTTTCAGATAAAGGTTATATTACTCTATATGTCAAGTATATTGAGTCTGGTGGAACTAACAGCACTCAAGCAACTTTCTCAGTAAACGAACAATTAATTACAGATACTGAAATTACTTTTGGAACCACTTTGATTGAGGTTGGTTCTCCTTTTGCACAACTACTTCCTACTGGTGCTCTTCAAACAGGTTCTGTTGCTTATGTTCAAACAGGTGTATATTTCATTAGGGGATTCTTCGTCGATGTCCCATATCAGTATATTCTTTTAGATCAGTATGGAAGCAACCCCTCCTATCGTATCGGACTTGATATTCAAGAATCAATTGTTACCCCAGAAGACGACCTTAGTCTCAACGATAATGCTGCAGGAACATCTAACTATGCTGCTCCTGGTTCTCATAGATTTAGAATCACAACAAATTTAATTAAGAAACTTCTTACTGATGATGCTGATAAAAACTTTATCGAACTTCTTCGTATTAATGCATCAAAGGTAGAGAAACTTGTAGATAGAAGTGCATATGATGAATTAGAAAAGAGTATTGCACTTAGAACTTTTGAAGAGTCTGGTAACTATGTTGTTAAAGACTTTGAAGTTACTGTTAGACAAAACCTTGATGATGGTTTCAACAATGGTGTATATGCTGTAGGTACTACAACTTCATCTGGTGCTACTGCTTCAGAAGCAAAATATTCTGTTGAATTTGGATCAGGTGTAGCGTACGTTAAAGGATATAGAATTAAGAGATTAGCACCTGCATATGTCGATCTAGATAAACCTCGTGAAACTAAAGCTGCACAAAATGTTATTGTCCCATTTGAAATGGGTAACTTTACCAATGTAAAAAACGTTTTTGGATTCCCTAATGTTGCAGGTTCTACAATTACTAATGCATATCAAACTGTAGAATTAAGAGATACTTTAACATCAAGTCCTGGAACTGCTGCGGGTGCTATTATTGGTTTTGCTCGCGTTTCATCTTTAGAACATACTGGAGATCCAGATAATGTTTTTGGAAGTGCAGACGATCAATATAAATTGAGCGTTTTTGATGTTCAAATGTTTACAGTCTTAGAATTAACAACTGCTCAAACTATTGCAGCAGGTTCTTTAGTTGTCGGTGTAACTTCCAATGCAAGAGCACATTTAGTTAATGCTATTTCTGCTGATGATACTCTCATTGTATACCAAATAGAAGGTAACTTCGTAGAAGGTGAGATGATTACTGTTGATGGTCAAAGCGTTGAAACTATTGCTGCGATGCATGCTTATGAATATTCTGATACACGTCAATATGTTTCTAGAGATGAAAGCACAAGTGCTGTTGAATTTACTGCTGATGCAATCTTAGAAGATATTGCAGAAGTTGAAGGTGCTGAGTTTACATACAGCACTAGTGCAGGTAATGTTGCAACTGTAGATACTATCAGTGCTGCTGATGGAGCTAGAGTGGCAGGAACATACGCTGTATCTACATACACCACTGACGGAACTGGAACGGGAGCAACATTCTCTATCGTAATTGATGGATCTGGTGCTGCAACAGTTAATATTGTTAAAGGTGGTTTTGGATACGTTGTAAACGAAACATTTACTGTTACTAATGCACAAATTGGTGGAGCTGGTGCTTCACTTACATTTGATGTTGCTACAGTTGGCGTATCTATTGAAGGTTTACAATCAAACTTTGCTTTAGATTTAAGACCTGGTGATATAGTATACTTTAATTCTAGTCAGTTTGTTACTGTTGATTCTGTTACTCAGACAGCAATAGCAACTACTAATATGTCAAATATTTTTAATTATGGAAGACAACTTGTAAATGTAACAGCTGGATCAACTCCTCCTTCAGCAGGTTCATATAATACACTATTAAGATTTAGATCTAAATTATTTGGTGTTAATAACGCTGATCTTCTTAGTGATATGCCTAAGAAGTACGTTAAGAGTATCTCTGATGAATCTATGGTTGTCAGAAGAACATTTGATGCTCAAACTGTTGCTTCTAACTCTATATCAATTACCTTACCTGAAAATGAACAGTTCCAATCTATTAGTGATGAAAACTATACGTTTACAGTTCTTGCAGGAAGTAATTCCACTCATCCTGTAGGTGATCAAATTACAATCAATACCACTGCTAGTGGTGCCATTGGTTATACTACGTTCACTTCTTCAGATAGAACAACATTACAGATTGCTAACTTAACAAGTATTACTTCTATCAAAGTAACAGCAACAATTTCTAAGAACGTAACTCAAAGAAAAACAAAATCTGGTAATCAGATGTTTGTTCTTAAAGTTAACAAAACAATTAAAGATCTTGATAAACAAAATTATAATTTAACATATTCAAATCTTTACGGAACAAGAATTCAAGACAAAGATTTATCTCTTGGTTTAGTTGATTGCTATCGTCTTCATGCTGTATACGAATCTAATGATGATAATGATCCCGTCATTCCATCTGTAACTTTAGTTGAACCTACTTTCTTTGCTACAGGAACCATCGTAACTGGTAGAACTTCTAAAGCAAGAGCAAAAGTTGTTGCGTTCTCTTCAGGAACTTTACAACTTAATGTTGTTTATCTATCTGGTCAACTACAAGCAGGTGAAACTCTTGATGGTTTTGATAGTAATAATACTGCAATTAGTGCAATTATTAATGATAGTATAGGATCTGTTGTTGTTGGTTCTAAGGTTGTTACTGAAAATTATTTCATGGAACCAAATCAAACAGGTTTCCTATATGATATTGCAAAAATTGTTCGTAAAAAAGGTGTTGCTGCTCCAATAAGAAAATTAAAAATTATTATTGATTACTATAGTCATTCTGCAACTGGTGATTATTTTGGTGGACAATCATATCTTGATACAGCATATGCTGATATTCCTTTCTTTAAATTCAAGTATCTTGCAGATTACTTAGACTTTAGACCAGGTGTTAGAAACTTGTATAGTGGAACAGGTACGGTAGCATCTCCTGCATATGTTAACTGTTCTACATTTGACTTTAAGTCAAGAGTATTCAATGTAGCAGGTACACCTAACGCCACTGTGTTTGATATTCCAAAATTAAACAGTAATTTCCGTTGTGATTTTGATTGGTATCTTCCTAGAATTGATAAGGCATTTGTAACTCCAGAGGGTGATTTCCAAATTATTAAAGGTAAATCTAGTGAGAGACCTCAAGAACCTGATAATATTAGAGATGCTATGCATCTAGCAACTATCAGTCATAAACCATATGGTTTTGATCCTCTTGGTGACGTAGTAATTAAACGTTCTGATAACAAACGCTATACAATGCGTGACATCGGTGGTTTAGAACGTAGATTAGATCAGGTTGAATATTATACTTCACTCAATATGCTTGAGTCAGATACATTTAATACTCAAATTCTTGATGCTAGTGGTAAGAATCGTTTGAAAAATGGATTTATAGTTGATGATTTTGGTGATCATAGTAAATCTGATACTAGTCATGAGGATTTTGCTGCATCACTTGACTTCTCAAAAGGGTATGCACGTCCTTCTCACTATACAACTAACGTTCCATTAATTATTAATACAACTTTATCAACTAATATTAGACAAACTGGTCCTTTAATTACATTACCATATAGTGAAGAGGCAATTGTTAATCAACCATATGCTTCTCGTGTTGAAAATATTAACCCATTCAACGTCTTTACTTACATTGGCCGTATTACAATGACACCTGGTTCTGATGATTGGTTGGATACTAATAGACTTCCTGCACAAGTTCAGCAAATTGAAGGTGATTATTTACAAGTTTCTTCTGAACTTAATGTTGACCAGAATGGTTTTGCTCCTATACAATGGAATGCATGGGAAACTACATGGACTGGTGAAGAAACTATATCTTCTGAGACTACTAGAAATCCTGGTTGGTTAGAAGAAGATGTAGGTCTTTCACCTCTTCCAAATGCTTGGGGTGGTCGTGGTATGCGTCGTGTTAACGAAACTACAACTATTTCTACTACTGAAGAACAATTAAGAACTGGTGTTAGAACTCAAGTTATTCCTAGAATTGATAGGGTATCTCAGGGTGATAATGTTCTTTCTAGCACATCTATTCCTTGGATTCGTTCTAGAAACGTTGAAGTTGACGTTGCTCGTCTAAAACCAAGAACTCGTTTCTATTCATTCTTTGATGGAAAGGCAACTATTGAATATCAAATTCCTAAAATTATTGAAATTATCAAAGATCCTACAGTTGATAGTAGAACAAACTCTACACCTTTTGTTATTGGTGAAACTGTAACTGGTGAGACCAGTGGTTGTAAGTTTAAAGTTGCTGCCCCTGATGATTTCTTCAAGTTTAATCCATATGATGATACCGCACTTCCTACTTCATATGCATCTACAACTGCATTTTTGAATATCGATACTGGTGAACTTTCTAAACAAGCGATTGGTGATTTCTATGGAAACATGCAGGTTCAAGAAGTTTTAGTTGGAACCTCTGGTGCTCGTGCTGTTGTTAAAGATCGTAGATTGATTAGCGACAGATTCGGTAAAATGAAAGCATCATTCTTTATTCCTAATCCTGGTAATGATACTAATCCAAGATGGGCAACAGGAACTAGAACTTTAAGACTTTCTACTTCTGATACTGATTCACGTCTTGCAGGTGCAGTAGCATCTTCTGCTCAAGCACAATATGAAGCAAGAGGTACGTTGAATACTGTTCAAGAAAATATACTAGCGATTCGTAACGCAGAAATGGTTATGGATACACAAACTCAAGAACAGACAATCACTACAACTAGAACTGAAACTAGACAGGTTGGTTGGTATGACCCTCTCGCACAATCATTTATTGTAGATGAAACTGGTGGTCGTTTTATTACTTCTGTTGATGTTTACTTCTTTAAGAAAGATACTAATATTCCTGTTTCCATGCAAATCAGAACAATGGAAAATGGATATCCTACAACAACTATCTTGCCTTTCTCTGATGTAACTTTAGAACCTGATTCAGTTCAGTTATCTGAATCTGCTGCTGTTGCAACTAGATTTACATTTGATGCTCCAGTATTCATTCCTCAATCTCAAGAACATTGTTTTGTTCTCCTTTCAGACTCCAATTCTTATCAGATTTGGATTTCTAGAATGGGTGAGATCGATATAACAGGAGATAGAACTATATCTGAGCAACCATATGCAGGTGTTTTATTCAAATCACAGAACGCATCGACATGGACTGCTGACCAGTATGAAGATCTTAAGTTTATTATTAATGCTGCATCGTTCGATAATACTGGACAGACTAAACTGGTATTAAATAACGCAGCTCTTGGTAGAGGAAATGGTGGTAAGTTGACACTTCGTCCTGATGCTATTCAAACATTCCAACCAGAGTTGGTTCTTACACTTAACTCCACAACATTACCATACACAGTTGGTTCTCGTATCTATCAAAAGACTACTTTAGCAGAGGGTACGATTACTGCAAGAACTGTGATATCTGGTGGTGTTCAATTAACAATTAATGATATTAGTGGAAGTTGGGCTGCGGGTTCTAATACAGGTGGAACAATTGCTAACCGTATTGTTTCTTCTAAAACATTAGCAACTATGGTTGTTACTGGTGCGTCTGGTGACTTTACAGTCGGTGAAACAATTACAGGTAACTCTTCTACTGCTCCTACTGCAGAAGTTGTAACTTGGACTACTGGAACAAATACATTGACACTTAAGTATGTGTCTTCTGCGTTTACTCCATCATCAGAAACTATTACTGGTGGAACTTCAACAAAAACTGCAACAGTTAGCAGTATCACATACAGTGGAGATGCTGTTGAATCTGCTGCAATAGCTGCTTCATACCCAACAGGAACACCAACCTATTCAACATCACAAAGAAAGATTCGTGTTTATCATAGTAATCATTGTATGCATAGTGCATCCAATAATGTAATTATTGAAGGTGCTGTTTCCGAAGTTTCTGATACTGCTCTAACTGCATCTATCTCTGCCTCAGACACTAGTGTTGCTGTTGGAGATGCTACTGCATTCCATAAACTAATTAATGGTTCTGCTATTGGCACAAGTAATGTTGGTTATATTAAGATCAACAATGAAATTATGTCATACAGTGCTATCTCTAGTGACAATAAGACTATCACTGTAAAAGATCGTGGTCTTGATGGAACAAGTGCAGTATCTCATGCAGATGAATCTGTAGTTAATTGCTACAACCTTGATGGTATTCCTTTAACAGAGATTAATAAAACTCATGCAGGACTTGGAACTACTACTTTAGATTACTACGAAATTTCTACAACCTCTATTGGTAGATTAGGAATTCTTGGCGGAGGAAGAGGTATTATAGCAACACAGAATATTCAATACAGCACTCTGGTTCCTCAGATTCAAAGGATGCTGCTTCCTAAGACTGATATTACTGCTAGAATTAATACAATTACTGGTACGTCTATCAATGATAGTAATACATTATCTCAGGCATCATTCTCTAATGACGGTGTATTTTCTGATATAATATTGGGTATAAGTAATGATTTAACTACTCCTCAATTAGTATGTTCTGCTATTAATGAGTCATCTGAACTTAGCGGTTCTAAATCATTCAGAATGGATCTTACAATGACTTCCGAGAAAACTACTATTTCTCCTGTTATTGACACAGATAGACTATCTGCTACTTTAGTATCTAATCGTGTTAATTCTCCTGCAGATCCTAATACTGCAAAACTAGCAGTTGGTGATGGACATGATGCGGTATACATTACTAGAGTTGCTACCTTAACTAATCCTTCTGGTTCCATCAAACTTTACTTTGCGGGATATCGCCCACCCAACAGTGAGATCAAGGTGCTATATAGAGTACGTCCTGTTGGATCTTCTGTTCCTATAGAACAACTGGGATTTGACTTCTTCCCAACAACAGGTGCTAAGATTCCAGCAACTTCAGAAAGAGAGATTTACAAGTCTTATGAATATGAAGTATCTGGTTTGAGTTTCGATCAATATCAAATTAAGGTAGTGTTTGTTTCTCCTAATCAGGCATTAGTGCCGATCATCAAAGATCTTAGAGCAATTGCTCTTGCTGTATAATGAAAATTCCTGTCAAAGACAAAGCAAACTGGTTTAGGGATTCCAAAGCGGGTTCCGTGCAGTGTGCTGATGCATCTTTTTATCAAAAATATATGGCTGCCCATAAAGCAGAACAAATTAAAAAAGATGAATTTAACACTTTACAAAATGAAGTTTCTGAGTTAAAATCAGATATGGGTGAAATTAAATCACTCTTACTAACGTTAGTCCAAAACCAAACATCATAATGACTGTTGAAAAAGTATCACAAGAAGAGATGCATTCTCAATTTAAAGAGAGGTATCAAAAGTTGATTGAAGACAATCAACAATTGTCTGCCAAAATTAAAGAAAATGAGGTGACTGCACTTAAACTATTAGGTGCTATTGAAACACTAGAATATTTCAATCCTAAAGAAGAGGAAGAGACAGCTTCGACTCCTCCCGATCCAAAAACTGAGGAATAGTTGAAGGGGGCACAGTCCCCCTCTTTTTTTAGCATAAATAATAAACGAAGCATAATCTCATAGACTTGTCGTAAAAAATGGCAAACAGACTACAATTAAGAAGAGGTGGCGCACAGGAATGGGCGAACTCAAATCCCACTCTTGCACAAGGTGAACTTGGCGTCGAACTTGATACTGGAAGGTTCAAGATTGGTGATGGAGTTTCCGCATGGAATACTTTAAGATACGAACGTCCTGTAGAATCTACATCTAATACTGCAAATACTTTAGTTCAAAGAGATGCTGATGGTAACTTCTCTGCAGGTACGATCACATCAACTATTATTGGTAATGCATCTACTGCATCTAGACTTGCTTCATCTAGACAGATTCAATTATCCAATGAGATTACCGCTTCTGGTGTATTTGATGGTTCTGGTAACTTAAACTTATCATCTGAATTAGCACTTGTTGCAACTCTCCCACATTACGATGGTTCATCATCTCCTACAGCAACCTATACAAAAGTAGAAGTTGATGCAAAAGGTAGAATTAAAAATGCTTCAAATCCAACAACACTTGCAGACTATAATCTTAATGGAACTGTAGAAGGATCTTCTGCTCAACCATATGACTTAGACCTTGTTGCACTTGCAGCTCTTACTACTACTGGTATAATTTCCAGAACTGCTGCTAATACCGTAGCAACTAGAACTATTACTGGAACTGCTACAAGAATTTCTGTAAACGAAGGTGCAGGTATATCTGGTAACCCAACCATTGATATGATCACTACTGCTGTTACAGCAGGTAACTATAATACGGAATCCCTGACATCTGTATCAGGAGCAGGTGGAAGTGGCGAACCCTTTGGCACGCAGACAGTTAACGCTTCTAAATTCACAGTTGATGCTTACGGTAGACTAACATCTGCGACAAATGTACCAATCGCTACAGCAGTTGAAGGAACAACTGCACTAGATTATGCAGCAGGTACAGCATACGTTAGGTATGACATTATTAAGAATGCCTCTAAGGTATATCAGGCATTACAATCTATTTCTGCAGGTGCAGGTGCTCCTACTCATAGTAGTGGTGACACTGGCGGGTGGAGATATCTCGCTGCCGAGACCACAGAGCAGAAGGGATTGGCTTCTTTTGCACAGGAGGATTTCGATGTAACTGCAGGAGGTCATGTAAGTATTGCATTAGCAGGTGTAGATAATACTCAATTACAAAACAATAAACTTATTTTCACAGATGGTAATGCTGTTGAAAATTTTGAATTAGATAACGAACTTACAACTTCTACCGCTAATACAGGTTTTAATAAATTAAATTTTGTTAAGATTAATAATACCTCAGGAAATTTACTATTCGCTGCTAATAATACTGGTGATAGTGGTGCAGGTGAGATAGATGTAAACGTACGTTCTTACTTTAGTGATCCTGATATTACACTTGACGGTTCTGTTGCACAAACTTTAGACAAGACTGGAGACGGTAATTTAACATTCCAGACTACACAGAACTCATCTTCTGCTAGAACATTAAGTATATTAGCAACTAACTCTGGTTCTGGTAATAGTGGTGTTGTAGTAACTGCAGAAAATACAGTTACAATCACTGCATCAAATGCTGCGGGTAAAGTCCAAGTAGAAGACACATACTTCCAAGGGGATTATATTGCTTCCTCTGCTGCTACCATGATCTTGGATCCTGGTGATGACAGAGCAGTAAGTGGTAAAGTTCAAATAATGGGAGACTTACAGGTAGATGGAACGACTACAACAATTAATTCAACAGTTACAACAGTTGATGATCCCATTATTACTCTTGGTGGTGATACTGCTCCAGGTAGTGATGACAATAAAGACCGTGGAGTTGAATTCAGATATTACGACAGTCAAGCAAGAGTTGGATTCTTTGGTTACGATGATAACTACACAGACCTCGGAGGACACGTCGGAGGATTCACATTCTTACACGATGCCACTAATACCTCAGAAGTTTTTGCGGGGACAGCGAGTGGTATAACTGCAGGTAACTTAAAACTTACAACAAATACAAACTCAACATCTAATACTACTGGAGATTTAGTAGTTGCAGGTGGTGCAGGTATTGGAGATGATGTTAATATTGGTGGATTATTAGATGTAGATGGCACATTCCGTGCTAATTCTACAAGTAGATTTGATGATAATATTGTATTCCAAGGTGCTTCTAAGACATTATCATTGAATAATGGTAGTGGCACAACTAAAATTCAAATGCATACCACTACAGGTAATGCTGAAATTGGTGGTATTCTTACAGTCACTGGTGTTGTAGATGCTAACAGTGACGTTACAATTGCAGGTAACATTCACTCAGAAAGCACAAATGATATTACTACTGCCAAGAACGGAACATCTGGTGCTTGGGAGATCCAATCAAATGATTATGGTTCATTAAGAGTTGACGGTGGTGCATACGTTGCAGGTTCTGCTCTGATTGATGGTACGTTACACGTTAACGGTCCTCTTGAGATTAAGGATAGTGCAACAGAAACTGAATCTAGATTGAACTGGTTGAGAGTTAGATACAGAGGTCGTTTTGGTGACAGTTATCAAGCATCTCCTTCCTACGCATCTCATAATACTTCCACCTTAAAAGCACATGGTGGTGCAGGTATTATGAAATCTTTGTATGTTGGTGCTACTGGATCTGGTGAAAGATTCTCTGTTGGTAAAAAAGAAAGTGGTGATACTGAGAAGTTTAGCGTTATTGGTGCAACTGGTAACACAACTATCGAAGGTACACTGACTGTTAATGATAATGTAAACTTCAACGGAACTTTAGATCAAGACGGTGACTTTGCAGTTAGATCAGGAACAACTGATAAGTTCTTTGTTACTGCTGCCTCAGGTAACACTAACATAGAAGGTTCACTAACTGCTGATGGTCACACAGAATTAAATAGCACTCTTAATGTTGATAATAATACAACACTTGGTGCACAACTTACAGTAACTGGTAACTCCGAATTCAACGGAACTGTAGATGTTGATGCAGCATTTGCAGTCAGAAATGGAACAACAGATAAGTTTACAGTTGCTAATGCTACTGGTAATACAGTAATAGGGGGAACTCTAGATGTAACAAGTGCTGTAGGAATTGATGGAAACTTTGATATTGGCACAAACAAGTTTACTGTTGCTGTTGCAACTGGTAATACAGTTATTGATGGCACACTGACTGTAGACGAAGCTGTTACAATTACATCTGGTTTATTAATTAATGATGCTAATAAAGAATTTGCTATTCAAAATGGATCTGCAGTTGATAAGTTCACAGTAGATACTGATAACGGTAATACAAATATTATTGGAACATTAACAGTTGGTGATGCAACTCAAATTAATAATACTCTTGGTGTTTCTAACGTTGTAACCTTAACAAGAAACACTCAGCAAACTCTGACTGGATCTTATGCTGCTGATGGTGCATTCAAACTAACTGGTGGTGCAGGTATCGGTAAGAACCTTGCTGTTGGTGAAGGATTAAGAGTTTATGGTGGAACTGAACTTACTGGTGCTCTTGATCTTAATAATAGTGCTGATATATCTGGTGCTTTAGTAACTCATGATGATGTTACTATCACTGCAGATAATAAATTCTTTAAAATACAGAACGGTTCTGCTGCTGACAAGTTCACAGTAGACACTGATAATGGTAATGTAGTATCTCAAGGTCAACTAACTGTTGCAGGTGATGCTGCACTGCAGTCTGATCTTGTAGTCACAGGTAACTTAACAGTCAATGGAACAACAACTACAGTCAACTCTACGGTCACAACAATCGATGACCCTATCATTACTGTTGGTGGTGACACAGCACCCGCGTCTAACGATGGTAAGGATAGAGGTGTGGAATTTCGTTACTACGATGGTTCTGCTAAAATTGGTTTCTTTGGTTTTGACAGATCATCATCCGAATTCGCATTCCTAACAAGTGCAACTAATACTTCAGAAGTTTTAGGAGGCACAGATGGTGCTTTAAGAGTCGGTTCTATTCATGTAACAGGTGCAGGTACATCTGTTGACATTGATAATAATTTAAATGTTGATGGAACAGCAACAGTAGATGGTCAAATTATATCTCAAGTATCTTCTGGTCCTGCTCTTGTTATTCCTACAACAGATAAGATCAACAATCTTAACGCAGACTTACTAGATGGTATGACAACTGCGACTGCTGCAACAGTCTCTACAGTTGTTAATCGTGACTCATCTGGTGACTTTGCTGCTAATCAAATCACTGCTGCTAGTGCTGCAGGATCTGGTGCAGGTTTCTTAGGAAATGCATCCACTGCTGATGCATGGAAGACTGCTAGAACATTTACTCTTGCAGGTGTCGTTTTAGGTTCAGTATCTGTAGATGGAAGTTCTGCTCCAACAATTACAACAACTTATGCTGATGCCGACATCACTGCTTTAGCAGGGATGAGTGGAACTGGTTATGTCGTACGAACTGCTGCTAACACTTATGCCCAAAGAACTCTCCAAGTCACCGCATCGTCTGGAATTACGCTTACTAACGCTGATGGCGTTTCTGGTAATACTACAATTAACGTTGCTAGTGCATCTACTAATTCTGCAAACAACCTAGTAATCAGAGATGCGTCTGGTAACTTTGCTGCAGGAACTATTACTGCTGCATTAACTGGTAATGTAACTGGAACAGTTTCTAGTATTGCAAACCATGATACTGATGCATTATCTGAAGGATCAACAAATCTATACTTTACTAATGAAAGAGTTGACGATAGAGTCAATGCTTTAATCGTTGCAGGAACTGGTATTACTAGAGTATATGATGACTCTGCTAATACTTACACATTATCAGTTACACAGGCAGACGTTAACACTGATAACGTAACTGAAGGATCAACAAATCTATTCACAACTGCTACTAGAACTAGAACTCACTTTACATATGGCACAGGTATCAAACTTACCTCTGCTACTCTAGCAATAGATTTCACAGAATTTGACACAGGAAGTATCGTTGAAGGATCTAAACTATTCTATACAGATGAGAGAGTTGATGACAGAGTTAATGCTCTTATTACAGCAGGAACTGGTATCACTAAGGTTTACGATGATTCTGCAAATACATATACACTATCTGTTACTCAAGCAGACGTTAATACTGATACAATAACTGAAGGATCGAGCAACTTGTTCACCACTGCTGTTCGATCAAGGACACACTTTACTTACGGAACAGGTATTGCGTTGTCTGGTAGTGGTGAACTTTCTGTTACTCAGGCAGATATCAATACTGATAATGTAACAGAAGGATCTACAAAATTATTCTTTAATAACACTCGTGCTGATGCAAGAGTTAACTTACAGACTGGTGCAAACTTAGATCTATCCAGTAAATCTACAACAAATCTATCTGAAGGTACGAATCAATACTATACAGAAGCAAGAGTTCAAACAAAACTTGATAATGCTTTTGAACAATTAAGAGCAATGTTAAACAACCTTGCTACATCAACTACACTTACACTAGGACTTAGTGGAGATCCAACACCAGGTGCAGTTGTCACAACAGGAGTCAGTGTTGGTGGTGGCGGGGGATTCACAGCAGGAACAGGAGTCGCAACTTCTGGTGGAACTGGATCTAGTTTGACTGTTAATACTACAGTTGATTCTGATGGAAACATTACTGCTGCTGCAGTAAATGCAGGTGGTTCTGGATATCTAATCACAGACACCGTTACAATCACCAATGCTAATGCAGGTAAGGTTCT